CTCCGGGAGCTTCATCTTGCCGCCTGATTCCATGCGTTCATCCCCCCTTCCCGCCACATCTGGACGGCCTTGTTGTGCTGCTCTGCAAGTCGCTCATCCCGTGCAATCTTCTCCTGCATGGAGGCGGGAGACGCACTAAGCCCTAGCTGTTGGAGTGCCGAAATCTGCGCATCAATCGGCAAGTCTTTGAACTGTGCCGAGAGCCGTGCAAGCGTCTTTGCCTTCACGTCATCCTGCTTTAGTTGAAGCTCTGCCTGCATCATGGCATCCTGTTTCTCCTGTGCCGCCTGCTGCATCTGCATCTGCTGTGCCTGCTGCATCTGGTACTCCTGCCCGTTCGGGTCGAGGAGGTACTTCTCCGTCGAGCGGATCCCCATTGTTTCAAGGAGCTCCTTCGTGACGTTGTACCACGATTCTGCATTGACAATCCCGATTGCTTCGAGCTTCGGATAAATCTGATGGATGAGCACCATCAGATATTGCATCTGCATCTCTTTCGTCGACGCGCCACGTCCGACATTGACGATAAGGTCATAGTCGATATTGATCTCCTCGCGCTGGATGGAGACGTTTTCATCTGCAAGACGAACGATCTGCCCGTCATCGACGAACTTTTGACAGAGCAGGATGAGGAATTTGACAATCGGAATCCACGCCGTTTCCGCAGCAAGACGCGCAATCAGCTTGATCTTCTTGTCACTTGCCCCCATAATCGCCGTGATACCCGCCGCCGTACGGTTGAGACTAGAAGAGTCAAGTCCTTGGTTGTAGCGCGTGCTGCCCGACTGGCTTTCTACCTCATTCTGCGCGTACTGCACAAGCGTCATAGCAGAGCCGTCCATCTGTATCGGCGGCGGCTGGAACATCACGCTCTGCGGTGGGATACCGCCTTTGACGGGGACAATCTCTGCCCCCTCGTAGAGCGCGTCCATGTCGACGTTGCTCTCATCAACAAATTTCTGCGGGACATTGTTCTTCGCGACGGCAATCACCATCTGGCGGATGAGGGCGGTCTTGAGGTCTTGCAGTTGCTCAAGCGTATCCGTGAGAGAATCCTCACCGAATATGGCATAGGCGTCATGTTCCGGGGAGAAAATAAAGAACGGCGGCATCTCAAACACGTTGTCCTGAATCTTTAGCGGGACATCTCCGACCGCATGAACGATCACATTCTCGTAGATACCGTCGCCGTTAAAGTCGACCTTGAGATATGCCTCATAGAGATCAAACTCTTTCGACGCATCATCACCATCAAAGAGCTGGCCATGCATCTCCTCAATGTGGCCGTTGTGCTTCTTGTCTAGGAGCGGCGTCGTTGTCGTGTTCCCACCTGCCTTTTCCATGGCCGCATCGACGTTTTTGTATACGCCCTGCTCCTCCATGCGCTTTAGGTAGTCACCGCGCACTACCTTTCGCTGTGCCACGAATTTTGCCGTATGCAGGTCACGTGTCTCCGGCGTAAAGCGCAACTCCGACGGGCTCATGTTTTCGATGATCGGCTGATTGACCTTGACGTTGACGAGATCAAACGTCACGCGCAGAAGATCACCGAGCGGCGTTACGGGAACGGCCTCCTTAATCTCCACTTGCCCCGCCGCTTCGCCCGCAAGAATCATCTGCATCATCTGCGCATCGGCGAGCACCTCCATCGGTTGTCGCTCTTCTTCGCGCCTCCAATAGACCTTGGCGCACCCCATGTTGATTGTCAGCCCGTCACGCAGAAAGTTATACATGAACGTGAAAAAGCTGTTCTTGCGCGTCACGAAATAGCTCAGAAGCTGCTGTATCTTACGGGCGTTATCATCGTCACCGACATTAACCCCCGTAATATCCACGGGGTCATCTGCGCCCGTGAACACCTCCATAAGGGACGGCATCATCCAATCCACCGTCGTCTTTACATCCCGCGACACCCAGTCGCTAAGCTCCGAGAGTCGCGGGAACTTGCCGCGATAATGCTTTTTGTCCGCGCGGTACACATCATAGCGACGCAAAAGTGCGGGCTCTACCGTCGATGTGTAATAGTGATCTGCCACCTCACGCCCCGCCGCGAACGCCGTCATGATCTTCTTGACCGCATCGGCATCGAGCGTTTCAAGACTGATCTCCTCCGGCATAGCGTTCTGTGCCGCGCTATAGGCGGCTGCGTTTCCTTGCATTGCCTCACCTCCTTTCACATACTGCCCGCCTTGCGGATTTTCCCACGGCGGCGTGCTTCTCGATACTTTGTGTTATCCGTTAATCGGACGGGATAAGCAAACGTAAGCGCAAGTGCATCTGCAATATTCGGCGATGACAATCCTCGCCGCCGCATTTCATCCTTGCTCTCAAGCAATTGCTTCCCGGCAGAATTGATGCGGGATTCAGGAGCCATAAGTTCCTGAACGAGCCGATCATCATCAATCGCCCCACCATCCATCAGCCAGATTTTCATCTCCCCCCACATTTCCGCTCGCTTATTGGCGTATTGGGGTGCATCGGAACGCTCCGCAAAAGATACCAACTGCCAGTTACCGCGCCCCGAATCCTTTCCAGCACTATATATCCCAGTACCGTATCCCATATCAATATGCACTGCGTCCGCTCGATAGTCGTCCTGATAGTGCATAACGCGTCGTGCGACCTCCATGTCATTGTCATTCCGAGGTGTGGTCTCAAGCACCTTACTATAAAGTCCTTGCCGCAGAACGACCGCAAGCATATCCTCTCCTGTCCACGCAGGGTCAACACCGATAATCACCGGCGCAAACTCGTAGGAGCGCGTCTCCAACACACGGCGCCGCGCTGCCTCTGCAAGTTCTCGTGAAATCAGCTGGTTTTCCGACTGTGACGGGAACTCTCCCTTGACACGGACACGAAAGAAATCGCTGTCCTCGCCGTATTCCTGCGCCCATTGGTCGAGTTGCTGCTTGTTGGAGATGCGAGCGGTGCGTGAATCCACCTGCTTGCAGTTCCAGACCGCACGATTTTTATGGAAACACTCGAAAAATTTTCCTTGATTGCGTGTCGGATTGCCGAACACACACCAGATGATCTCCGTGTCTCGGTCGGTCATCGCCCCTTCTGTGACCGTCCATATCTCATCAAAAATAGCGGATGCCTCGTCGAATATGACAAGAATCCGCTTTCCTTGATTGTGAAGTCCTGCAAACGCCTCTGGATTGTCCCTGCTCCATGGAATTGCATCCGCACGCCATGTTTTATCATGTCCGCGTTGCGCCGAAAAGAGCGAGGTCGCCGTAAAACAGAACATATCCCGCCCGATGAACAGGCGATACCACTTCGCCAGCTCCGCCCATGTTTTAGAGCGCAGCTGCGTATCTGTGTTCGCTGTCACGACACATCGCGTATCCTCGTGTGTTGCGAGTGCCCAGATGACAATCCACGCAACGAGTGCCGACTTTCCTATGCCATGCCCCGAGGCGACCGCCTCGCGTGTTACTGCGGATAGGTCTTTTACACCACGTCCAATATCTTCAAGGATGTCCCTCTGCCATACATCGGGGCCATCCATCGATTCGAGCTCCGTTCCTCTTTGCCCCCACGGAAAAGCCGCGTAGACAAATCCAAGCGGGTCATGTGAGAACTCACCAATGAACCTCACAATATCCTCAAAAGTCCCCATTGGGCTCCCCACGCTCCCGCACCCTCCCTCTTGCTGCCGCCAAAACCGACGCAATATCTATCGCGCCTTTGACTTCGAGCTTATCTGTGAACATACCAATATGCCTCCCTAAAAGCTCAAGTGCCTTGATCTTGTCGTGCAGCTTGATCTCAACACCGTTGGCCCCTTGTTTGATACTTGCAATCGCCGCGCGTTGATCATCCGTCAGGTCGCATGTTTCCTTGATCACAGCTGATTCGACCGGAACCTTTACGCCATCTCTCTCGATGATTGCCTGCATCACATAGGCATAATCTGTCACATCCGCAAAGGCAATCAGTGCAAGCTCTTTGACAACACGCTCCTGTGATACCTCTGTTCGTTTTTGGAGGTCTTTTTGACGACGTGCGATCTCTTCTGCGATTTTAGGTTTTCTAAGGTTTTCAGCGCCTATTACATGAGCCGTTTTTGCCTTATATCCTGCTCTGATTGCAGCCTGTGTCGCATTGAAATCAACCAGATACTCATCGACAAAGCGCATCTGCTTTGGTGTCAGTTTCACGTCGTCACCTCCTTTCCGCACATACAAAAAGGACACAGCTGCGGCTGTGTCCTCCGAGCGTTTCCCGCAGTCTTTCCTTACTTGACCGTGAAGTTCTCCCGCTTCTTGTATACGTCAACGTACGTATAACCCTTGTCGCCGTTGTGCGTGATCTCATAATACATACCGTCGTTCACAGTCGTACTCACGAGTGCCTTCCAGTTCTGAAGCGTCTTGGAGAACCAAACAATGAACACGTCCGCCACTGTGATCTTCTTGTTGCCAGTCACATCAACATGCTTGTTGAAGTAGTCCACAACAATCTGTTTCGCCTTTTCCTGCATAGTAAAACCTCCTGTATAGAAACAAAAATCCAAAAACCAAAAACTGAAATGTAAAACTGAAACAAATTTTATGTTTCGCACAAACGAAATATAAAAATCGCAGAAATTTATATCTCACTCATTGCGATTCCGGATTCTCCACACGACGTTGAAACGCAACAAGAGTTTTCGCCATCCGTTCAATCGTCTGCTCCCAGAGATCATGCCGTAGAGAGTCATCCTCTGGCTCAAACGGTGCAAAAGACAGATGCAGAAGCTCATGAACAAGGACTTTTTCTACGTCGTACCGAAACGTGAAGTCATATGGGATTTTAGGGTCAAGCAAACGAATAAGCGCCTCACCTTTCGGAAGATTGACAAAGCACTCACCTTCTCGGTCAGGCTCGCTTAATTCGTCAGGTCTCCCGAGCTTAACAACAACCTCCCAGTTATTGAGTTTTAGAATCTCCTGCCATTTGCGGCAAAGGTCATCTATGCAACCACCATGTGTCATAAAGCACCTCTATTCTCTCCCAACAGAAAAGCCGCCTCACATCGAGACGGCTCTGTGTTAGGGAAGGGATTGAAGGAGGTAGTGGCGACCTGACTCATCTCCAGGTCACTCACAATAACAGTATAACAGGTTTTCCGATGAAAAAAAGGAAGTAAAACGGAAGTAAAATGTACGTTGTGGTTGAGTTACATCAATCTTTAACACTAACCGATGGAACAACAACTAATGGTTCTCCTCCTGTAATATATTGTGAAATTTGGCCAACCATCATGCTGTTTCTACTAGCGCATGGTTGAGCAAGTTCCACTAAATTTTTATTCACTTCCTTCATGTTTATTTCTTCTAAAATCCTATATATTATTTTGAACTGTGTTTGTATTGAGAAGAGAGCGTTTGGTTCAAACGAAATACTATATTTAACTTTCACATGCAATTCGTCTCCCTGCTTTTCTGCAGGAAGGAGCTCCCACCTTGAAAGCATTTTAGTATCATCGGAAAAAGGCTCAAAGCCGTCATATACACCATGAACCTCCTCCAACTCAATACGAAAAAGCCGAAGATGTGATGATACATTATTCTTACCCATTCGCGAAAACACCTCTTCTAAATTGTTCAATAGGAACTACATTTCCATATGTTTCATCAATTTTATCCCATTGATTTTTATTCTGTGCATTAACCACTGTAATAGTAAACCGACCGACTAAATCATCTTCCTCAGACAAGTTTTCAACTCCTTGATATCGCCCATAATTTCGTCCGATCCCCATTGAGAGAAAACTATTAACTAAACTATTTAGACTAACCCCTTCTTGTTCAGCCATTTTAATTAAGGTAGCATGTATAGTTTTTGGTACACGTGTAGTGAATTTCCCGCTGGGGGACTCATCTACATATAGTTTAGGATCAGGAATGTCTCGCCCTTCTGCTTTTGCAGTCGAAATCCACGACTCAATAGCATCAGAAATATTCGTTAATGCTTCTTCCTTTGTATCGCCATCTGCAATACAGCCCGGAAGTTCAAACACTTCTGCTAAAAATCCTCCGCCGTCATCCTCTGACAATGCAGAAAGAGTGACCTGATACTCATCAATTTTAGCCATTATACAAACACTCCTTCTTTATTTGCCTAATACATATTTATATAACTTCAAGGCTTTTTTCACATAGATCGGCTTCAACGCTCCATGTTTTCCTCTAGAATCTACTGTTAAAATGTCTGGTAAGTCTGGGTGTGAAAAAGTATAGTGATCTCCTTTCCCTTTTCGGCATTCAAATCCTCCCACTTTTGTCATTAACTTTTTTAGCTCATCAAACGTGACATCAGAAGGATTATTTTCTATTTTTTGAAGCAGTTTTTCATAATGTCCCATAGGCACCACCCGAACTTTGATATCGTATATGATACCACTTTTTGGGATTTTGTAAATACGTGAAGCATAGTTTTTAAGTTTAATTTTCAAATTTAATTTTCAACTGTACAGGTTTCACAATAACTCCAAACAACATGAGCGCCACATCACGGAGAGCCTTCCCTCCTTTATCGCGCACCCACTTCTCTGTATAGTTCATCGCCTCCGCAACCTCCCCCCACGATCGCCCTCGAATATACCTCCCCCGTAACAGCTCCACATCTGCGTCATCAAGCGATTCAAACGCCCGGTCAATCGCCCGAATTGTACGCTCCATCTCGTCTCTACGGATCCGCATATCAGCAATATGCCCCTCTAGTTTAATACGCCGTGCTGCTGCCGCCTCCGTACTCGTCAGCTCTCTTGTGCCTCCACTGATGCGATCATCCCCATACTGGATAGAGGATATGGATTCGTCACGCAAGATCATCTCCTGCGCCTCGATCTCCTCTGTGAGATTCGTGACGGCGACCTTCATCTTTGCATAGTTCTGCAAGAGCCGCTTTGTCTCCCTGATATAG